TTATGAATTTTTATCTCAGACAGATACAGCGGGCGAGAATTATACAGGTAGGAATTTAATAAATACCTTACCTGTTAGACTGTATCTTACAGGTAAAATTACTAGTGAACTATATGGAGCGCATTTTCCAGTATATCCGACTACTGGTGCTCCATGGTTTGTTATAAGTGATAAAAATAAATCTGATTATAAATTTTCATGGAATACTGGAGATAATGTTGCTCTTATTGATTTTTGGTTAACTTTTCCAGATGATATGAGTTGTTCTTTAACTATAAAAGTTAGGGGACATCATGAAGAATTAGATAACTGGCAATCAATATCTTTTGGAAGATTTCCATATAAGCAGACAGAAAATTATTCTTATAGCTTATATTGTGCTGGTGGTTCTTTAGGTATAAGTAATGATATATACGTGTTTACTCCAATTACAGGAGGCCCAAAAAGGCATTATGAAGGTAATAGCTATGATTTAGATTTTCATAATATATGTTGGAGTCATTCATGCACATTATTAGGGGCAACAAAATTTAATGGTGCAAATACTAGTAATTTTAGAGTGTTGTCTATAGAGGGTATATGGAAAAATATATATGCTATGCAACAATATACAGAGGTTGTTCCTTGGCCTACTGCAGGCCCTCCTCCTGATTATGCAACTATTTTAAAAACAATTAATGGCTTAATGGTAAACAAAGAACATTCATTATTTCCTACAGGCATGTCAAATATAGAAATTGATAGTAATATATATATAAATACTCATGGATATAACAATATTAGAGGTAAAAATTATTTAATTGGTAGTTATAATATATATAATACACAGTTTATACCCGTATCTGTATTTTTATCTAGCACCAAAGATCATTTTGAATCTTTAGAATGTGCAACCATTCCCTGTGTTTTTTGTACATTTGATTATGATATAGAATCTGGAGAATATACAGCACAAGATGGAAGTAAATACTTGATAGTACCTCCAGGTTGGGATGGAAGATTGGTTGCTTACGATTATTACAATTCACCATTTGGGCATAGATTTAAGGTATTAAATGAGCCGTGGGATGCTAGTGAAGTTACTAAACTTTATGAGGACTATACAATTCCAAGAGCAGATGGTAGAGATGTCGTTAGATATAGATTAGCAATAAGGATTGGTTAATATGTATAAGTATTATAAAAATGTTGGTAAAAAGGGAGATAATCGTGGTGATGTTCTCAAAATTATAATGCAAAATATCTGGAAGTTTTTTACTGAGATGTGTCATAATGATGTAAACAGTGTTCCAGCTGGTTATGATCCGCCTGTAGACTATGATATAGATTATTATAGAGTATTAGATCAACACACTACTCTTAATTTAGTCGATCCATTATTGCAAGGGAATCAACTGTTTGGGCAATATTTTTCATTGGAAGATGAAGCTAGTCCTGATTATCAAAATATAGTATTTCGTTTTGATTGGATGAAATATCCAGTTATTATGTATGTTCCAAAGCAAATAACTTCATACATTTATAAGGAGTATGATGTTTATACACAACAACACAACGAAGTATATAATAATCCTTCATATATTTATTTTACATTTAATCCTACAATATTTTCTAGTAATTATGATGAGTATTATGATTCATATACAAAGCATAAGATATATAGTAAGTTAGTGCTTGATAATGATGATGATGTTGAAGTAATACGGTTAGATAAGCATTATGCAGGATTAACTTATGAAGATTGTACAGTTGATGTTTTTCCTATTTGGGGAATAAACCCATTTAGCAATGTTTGTGCTTTTGTTAATGATACAGACAACGCTAAGTTATATAATAATTTGAGTATGTTTATTAGCTTAGAGGATCATAATTTTATTTTGGGGTTTGTAGATCATGCTGATGTTGATTATGTTTATTTTAGTTTTATTAGCAGTATGCCTGATAGTCGTGAATTACCGAGTTGTGATATTAAATCAGATTTTATTGTTAGAAGCGACTTGTTAGCATTTAAACGTGATATAGCTGGCAGTGATACTTTTGTTTTTTCTGCAAGTAGAGTCCCAGATGACCCTTTTTCAAGAGATCGTGCTACCGCAGGGGTGTCAATAATGGCTGTCAATGCTACTGTTGATAGTAATGTTGATGGAGATATCTTGTTTCCTAATGAGTACCCGTATAATATTCATTCGTATAAGAATGTGAGAATGTTTGATAATCAAGAAAAGATGTGTTGGGTAAATAATTGGGTGAGTTCAAATAGTGATAATTATTTTAAGGCTGGCACTAAGGGGCATTACTTGGATAGAACTATAAAAGTACCAACTATTACTGTATATATAACTGATAGTGCTAGATTTCCATTGACTTCATATGGTGAATTTATAGTGCCTAGATATGATTATTATGAGGCAAAAAATGGAGATACTACATATCATGATGATGTATTTCATAGTATGTTAAGAAATACATTGAATTCTTATATCATATTATTTCCAGCTTTTGTTTGTGTTATCAGAGAGCCATTAAAAAATGAGGTGGAGTTGTCTTCTGCTTTTTGTAGATTGTCCTTTTTAGCGTCAACTGATGTTATGTATCATCATAATAGAGATATTTTTGATTTAAATATTTTAGGGTGTACATATTTATGTTTTGAGGCACATGGTAGTAATAATACTCAGATATGTTTACTAGTAGATAAAAAATTAGATCCAGCTATTTAAGGAGATGATAAGTTAATGGCATTTGTATCATATAATAATTTAAAAACAGCCAATCAAGTCATTGAAAAAATGGCTGAGTATATAACAAGTAGAGGGTTTACTGTGGTAGAACCACTTATGGATGACGTAAATGTATTCGATAGATCTTCAGTAGACGGAAAGAAGTTTGTGTTTATGGATAAAACAAATACGTATTTTATTCATTTAAGGTCATTTGAGTATGTAAGCCCTTTTGGTTCTACAGATGACGCAGCAATGGATGTTGCTACACCAGATACCGATGTTGGTTATCAGGGTATAGCAATGACTATTTCTGAAGGTTATTCAAGAACACAAAGATGGTATAATCAGTATTTAGTACCATTAAATTATAGAGGAAAAGATGTGCAATTTGTATGTATTCCTGTAGTAAATAGAAATGAAAACTATGAGTATACTGCACAGGAAAATCCAGATACAAATGAAAATGCATATACTTTGTATTGTAATAATACAACACAGCCAACAGATACTTTAGCTTTTAGTGTTGTGGCACAAAATGTTGGTGGAGATCAGGCAAATGGTTGGGATTATAGAGCAGTACATTTAATAGTTGGTATGCTTAATAAATATGATGATTGGGAAGGTGGAATATTTATGAGTGGTTCTGCTGTACCAAGTACTATTAAAAAAGCATATGAATTATTTGCAAATTCTGACGCAGATGATCCATTCCATGAAATTAAGGACGCATCTATATTACCAGTTCTTAGTAGTGGCAGTATAACTAATACATACTTAAGGATAGATATAGATGATGCTCCAAAAGAGAGTAGAGGTTATATCAGATGGGCATCTAGTGGTACAGATAATGTAACTGGAAAAAGAATGTCTATGCCTGTAAGAGATCCTTATGGTAATAATGGTAATGGTAGAATACCACATTATGGATATATTCAATCACAAGGTAAGTTAGATTGGGGCAGAAATATAAATACATTAAATTGTATTACCTTAAATATGCCTATGTTTATGGCAGTACAAGTAGATCCAGATGCATTAAATAATTATGCAGGAGCAGGACAAGTAAGTGGTATATATTACGTGTGTATGTTAAATATGCAGACAAGCTTTTGTTATGAGATGAGCTATCCTAGATCTAATGATTTGTGTCAAGTATTCTCTATGTCAATGCGTAGAGGAAGATTTGGGTTTGATGGTATAAGCATTAGACAAAATGAAGATGATAGTGATAGTACTATAGGAGATATTACAACACATAGAAAAGGTCTTGACGGGTAAGGTGATGTCCTATGCCTGAAAATATTCAAGGTAAGGCTATAATATGTGGGCCTAGACATTTTTTACAGCGTATGCAGACAGATGACAAATATTTTGCTAAACCATATTTTCAGGGAATATTTGTTTTTGATCCAGATTATGCTGTAGCAGAGTTTAGACCTCCATATTATGGTGATACTATTACTATGAAAGGGTGGAATTTTTTAAAGATTCCATTTGGTAAGATTGATGATAACGAAGAAGTATTGACAAGGCGTGATGGTTGGTTATATATTTATAATTATTCTAGAAAAACATTTGATGCTTATGATGATTTAGGTAATACATATATACATAGGGATAATATACAGAATATAGGAGATTTGCATATTGATTTTACTATTCAGATGAGTCACCAATTTGAAATACATTTTGACGCTTCTGATTTATTTGGTTTTTATCCTATAGCTAAACTAAAGAAAAAATTGTATGGAGAATCATATATATGGAATCCTATTGTTAGTAAGGGAGATAAATTATTTGGTTCAGATAATAGGGAATACTGTCCAAATCATAACGGTTTAGAAAAAAGAATAGCTTCGATAGAAAATTATATTGTAGATCTTAGAATTCCAATAAGAAGAGTTGTATATGAAGAATCAGTACCAATGTCAGTAATGCCTAAAGGTATATCTGATTATACAAATAATGATAAGTATATGGTAACTACTAATAAAGTATATGATGCCACGTATAAGCCATTTAATGCAGTGCATAAGAAGCAATTATTTAGAGCACAAGCATTACAATGGTCTATGCTATATTTTATGTTAAGTAAGTGCATGTATCCAAGACTCAATATAACAATCAGACTTGGTGAGAATCATAATAATAGACCAGTTTATCATATGTACTTATAACCAAAAGTACACAAATAAGGTAAGTATATAGAGAAATCTGTATATAGAAGGTAGTTTGCAACTACCCAACAAAGAAATTTAATTGCTGGAATATCATAAAGCTGAACTAACCGAAGTTGGTTACGAAAGTATAAATAATAGTTCTAGATAGTGCAAGGTTAAATCCTAAACACAAAGATAATTGATAATCAGCAGGGAATAGAATCCTTCAACGACTAGACCTCTTGAGGGTCGTACCACTAAGCAGTGGGAAATAATATCGTCTAAACCGAAAAATCGGCATGGAGAAGATATAGTCTGTGCCTTAGAGAAATCTAAGGGAGTTTTAGGCCGTGTAGAAAGTAGCGTTTCTGCATGAACTAGGTCACTAAATGACAAATATAAAATTTTAATTAAAAATGTTACTTTTTGTAAAATACCCCTTGACAAATGTCTTTATATAGTGTATAATATAGACAAAAGGGGGTGAGAAAATGTATTTAGCTGTAAAGCAGAAGGTAAAGCACTTAACAAAGCGAGAATATCTAATATTACGAGATTTATGCAGATTGTCAAAGAATTTAAAGAATCAAGCTTTATACGAAGTTAGACAGGAATTTTTTAATAACAAGCGTTATATTGGGTATACTGAGATTTATAATAGGTTAAAGACTTGTGATACCTATAAGACATTAAATGCTAATATGGCACAGCACATAATAAAAACGGTTGAGGCAGATTTTAAATCTTTTTATAGAACGCTTAAATCTAAGTTAGATGGTAAATTTGACGCTCAAGTTAATATACCACATTATTTGCCTAAAGATGGATTTTATGAGTTGATTATTCAGCAAATTATTATTAATAGAGGTATAATGAAATTACCATATTCAGTAAAATATGCTAAGACACATGATAGCGTGCATATAAAAATTCCTACATGTTTACAAGATAAGAGAATTAAAGAGATAAGAATTAGACCATTATTTAATGCTAGGTACTTTGAAATAACTTATACATATGAAGTAGAAGATGATGTTATTGAAAAAGTAGAATTAGACACCAATAGAGCACTGGCAATAGATTTTGGAGTGAATAATTTATGTACATGTGTTACTTCTGATGGAGATTCTTTTATAATTGACGGTAAAAAGTTGAAGAGCATAAATCAGTGGGCTGATAAAGAATATGCGAGATTAAATTCTATAAAAGATAAGCAAGGCTTTAAGCATATGCTTACTAAAAGACAGGCTAAATTGTGGTTGAAACGTAGTGATAGAGCTAGAGATTATTTAGGTAAGACTGTAAAGAAGATAATTGGTTATTGTCTTGATAATAATATTGGTATACTAGTGTGTGGATACAATAAAGGGTTTCAACGAGGAGCTTGTTTTAATAGTGTAGTAAATCAGAGTTTTGTGCAAATGCCATTTTTAAAGCTAAAAAATAGGCTTGAGTACCAGTGTAAACTTAATGGGATAAGGTTTATTGAACAGGAAGAAAGTTATACTAGCAAAGCTAGTTTTTGGGATAAAGATCCAATACCTGTATATGGTGATAAATATATCCCTAAGTTTTCTGGTAAGAGGATTAAGCGAGGATTATATAGAACTTCTGATGGTCGGTTGTTAAATGCAGATGTTAATGGTGCTTTAAATATATTAAGAAAAAGTAATGTTGTATCCCTTGAGGGATTATACAGTAGGGGCGAACTGAGTACGCCCATAAGAATAAGGGTTGCCTAAGAAATTAGGTGCGAGAGTTTAATTACCAAACTTCTTAAATGACTAATGTATATTAGTTTAAAATTTTATATTTTGTTATATAAGACTCAGGAGCCATGGTTAATTTGGGGAGTATTTAAATTTCTATTTTTACATAGGGAAGAGGTTGATGATGATGAGTACGAGATAGATGTCTTCGACTTGAGTCCCAACTGGTCATATTGATGTATCCTCAAATAATCAGAGTAAAGTTTATATGCCTCTATTATGCTATAATATAGAAAATAGAGGCTTTATTTATATAAAGGCAGGTGATGATATTGGCACAAACAAAAATAACAGAGAATATAGAATACTTAACTGATGTATTGACTTCTTATGACGGGCATGAGCAACGTATAAAAATAAGACAACAGCCGAGGCAATATTTTAGCTACGATTATTCTGCTATGGATCAATATCAGGCACAGTGGTTAAGAGGAATGTCTAGAATAAGACAATCAGATGTGTGGTATATTCCTATATGGAACAAAGGAAGCTATTTGAGAGAAGATTTTGTTGCTCATGGAAAGGCTTTATACATAGATAATGATTACTACTATAATTTTGATGAATGTGAGTGGATAGAGATATTTGTTAAGGATGATTTTACACAATCTGGAGTAAATATTGTAAGGCAAGTTCATTCATATACAGATGGAATAATAACTTTAAAAAAGAAAATAGACAGAGAATTATTAAAAGCAAATACATGGATATTTCCCTTAAAGCAAGTTACTACAAAAACAGATGGTGCTATTCAATATCTTTACTCTAATGGAGATGAAGAATGTCTTAATTTTGAACTCATACTTCATGAAAGTAAAGTACATATACCTAATAAATATCGTTATGATGATTGGGAAGATATTCCTCAGTTTAATAGATTTCATCTGCCTAAATTTTATAATGGAAAAGAAGTATTGTGGTTTACTCCTCAATGGGTAGGAGATGATTCCAATAATCTGCTATTAGAAAAGAAAGTAGAGTTAATGGACAATACTACAGGTACATTTGTATATGATACAATAAATACATATTCATATGATACACATAATATGACTTTCTTTTTATTTGGTATAAAAAGAATAACTAATATGATACACTTTTTTCATAGAATACAGGGTAGGTATAAATCATTTTATTGCCCAACTTGGGCAAATGATTTTCAAGTAGATAGAGATATAAAAGCTAATAGTAATTATATTTATACTAGATTTCATTTATTATTTAAATTTTATGCTAATAATGGTCGTAAAAAAGCAATAATAATATTTACTAAGAAATGGGAATCCTATATTTTAGAAATAATGGCTTACACTACAGAAGAAATATTAGGTAAGACATATGGTAAATTAATTTTAACTAGTAATGTTCCTAGACCGATACCTGTTGATGAAGTATTAATGGTTTCATATTTTAATTTAGTACGACTAGACTCAGATAATTTGAAGTTAGATTTTGAGTCAAATACGGCAGCAACTGTTAATTTGGCTATGAAGGAGGTGGATGATTTAGTATGAGTTTTTATGATGACGAGATTTCTATTCAAGACGCGCAACCAGTAGAATTATATATATTTACATATAAAAATGTAGATTATACTTATACTTCTAGTGGATTTGCTAAATCTGCTTATATGAATGATAAATGGTTTGTGTTTAATCCAGAATATATAAAGAGAGGAGAATCATTAAAAACAGGCAATTCTAATGGTAATGTTGAGACAGCTACAATAACTGTAAGCAGAACAAATAATGTTGCTTTACTATATCAAGGATCACCTCCAGAAGACGATATAATTAGAGTTAGAGTATATAGGGTACATGGATTAAATGACAGTGATTATGCTTTAATTCTTCGAGGAGTAGTTACACAAGTAACTTTTGATGGAAGTTATGCAGAACTTACTGTTACCATAGAAAATGTTTTAAATAGACTAATTCCGAGAGGTAAGCTTTCTTACTATTGTCAAAATTGTATTTATGACAATAAATGTACATTAAAATCAGATGATTTTGCTTTGCAGTGTTATTTAGATAAATCTGTTAATGGACTTAAGTTATATTCAACAAATCTTAGAGAGCGAGAGGAAGGTTGGCCTATAAATGGGTTTTTAAAGATGGGTAATAGTTATAGGGCGATAGTTAAAGCAGAAGCTGATTGGCTTCAGATTAAGTACCCAATAAGATCTGATGATTGGCAAGGGAGTTTTAAGGTGTATCCTGGTTGTGAAAATACATTTAGTGTGTGTGCAAGAAAATTTGAGAATACAGATAATTTTAGTGGTGTACCTTATATAGTGCCATATAATGCATTTACTCATGACACAGGTCATGGTGTATATTGGGTTGATGGTAATATTGTGATTAGAGACACTCACGGTAAATTGAAAACTCCTAATCTATAAATTTGGTGGTCGATATTATGGCAAGAGGTATTCTTAGTAGTGGTAATTGGTTTTACCCATTTATTGGTTGGGGTATAAGTACATTATTATTGTGGTTGTTTAATCGAGGTAACGGTAGTGATAGTGATTCTACTTCTTCGCAACAGGCATCTCCTTATACAGATAGTAATTCAAATCAAATAGGTCAACCTATTCCTGTAGTACTTGGTAGAGTTTTGATAAAAAATCCTTTGATATCTTATTATGGTTCTTTTAGAGCTGATATATATACAGAAGAATACGGTATGCATACGGATTTAGACGCTAGTAGATTATTGTGGCCTATTTTACTTATGATTATAATTGCATTATTAATGCCATCTGAGCATCCAGTAGTTACTAGCAGTGGTGGCGGTGTAGCTACAGATACTGAAAATGGAGCAAAGTTTAATATGCTAGTTTTGGCAATAATACAGCTTTTAATAGCTTTACTTATGTGGCTTTTTACAGAACATTTAGGTAGAACAACAATACAGAAAGGATTTCTTTATTATTTAGGGTGGCAACATATTCTTTGTTGGACTGGAGATAATATTGGTATTAAGAGAATTTGGATGAATGTATATGATTCAAATATAGAGGATTCAACTGAAGTTGGTGTTTGGGATAATGATGGGCATGTAGCTTATAAAAAAGATAATCCTTTAGGGATTATTGCAAGTATTGACGATGTAGAAATGTTTGGTGGTTGGGATGAAGGTGGAGGCTTTGTAGGGCAGATACGATTTTATTTTGGCACAGATCAGCAACAGAAAGATCCTTGGATGATAAAAGAAATGAGTTCTAGTACTATTCCAGCTGATTTGCAAGGACTTACTCCAAGATATCCGATGTTTTTAACTTGTGTTATTTCTAATGCTGATAAGGAGACTGGTGCATATATTGGTAAACAAGCTAAGATTCCTGAGATGTGGTTTGAAATAGTTAATTATCCTTCAGGTTTATCTGAAGAATTTAAGAATGACATGTTTGGTTTATATTCTGATAGGGTAGGGGATCTTATAGATGAATTACTTAGATATATATCTAACCAAGATAATTCGGTTCAAAGTTATATGAAACCTTATACTGATGCGCTTAAAGAGGCTAAAGGCGAATATGATGCATATCATAAAGCTGAACAATTAAAGTTAGATGATTTAGAAACTGCAAGGGAAAGGTTGGAAGATGCAAAAAGATCTGGAGATCCTCAAGTAATT